CAAAAACAACTTGCCCAAATTGTTTGGCAAATCCCATATCCCTAGTAAAATAAGATGGATTATTAAAACCATTTTTTAATATCTTTCTAGCATTATCTCTTGATGTCCCATGATATAAGATCCATGTACCATATTCGGTAACTGGTTCATTAGATATTATATTTTCCATAATTATTTCGGAAAAACCCAATAAAGATATATATCAAAAGGCAAAGAGTAATATTTTCTGGTTAGCATATAAAATAACGCGAAATCTTGACCTACGGGATTTCCAAGTTCCTGTATGACCTTAGTTCCTCTTTCATCTACATCCACCATACAATACGGCCTGACTTCTGGGTATTTAAGCTGAAACCAGCAACTGAAGTCCCATGGACTCGTCATTGATAAACTTCCTTTACGCCCGTAAAGTTTTTCCAGTTCTTCCTGGTCTTCAGGCGTAACTTCTCCATGAGGAAATCCTCCTACTTCCTCATAAATACTCCTGTGAAAAACAAAAGTTCCATTAACAATCTTACCCTTCCCGAATACTTCATGCCCCACATCAAGCTTGGCTGGCTGAAAAGCACCTCTGGTTGATATCCTGCCGTCTTTATGGATATAAAGACAGCCGAAATTAAACAACTTATAATCTGGATTATTGGAAATCATTCTATCAACCTGTTCCAAATAATAAGGGGAAAATTGATCATCACTGTCAAGGAAGCAGATCCATTCTCCAGTTGCCACTTCAAAAGCATCATGATAAGCATTTATTCTTTCCAACCTGCCTTCTTTTTCTATTATATTCAGCCACTTATACTGGGATAACAGCCAGTCTTTTTCTTCCAAAACTACAGGAGAACCGTCATTTACACAGATATGCTCAAAGTCCTTAAAAGTCTGCCCTGCCATGCTATGTACTGACCTAAGAAAGCCGTCTTTTCTTAAACGACTGTGATTATGGAAAGGAGTTAAAACGCTGAATTTTGGCATATCAGATAGTCGTAGAAATCAGTTTTTTATTAATCTCCCCAACCTTATCCAAAAGAGGTAATTTAAACTTAGAAGTAAAAGCATATAAATCTTTTGGTAAGCACTTACCCATAAAACCTCTTTTACCGCCATGCCACACATCCCATCCATTTACAGATCCCCATTTGTGTTGTTCCAACGCTCTTTTTACTAAATCATAATTTGCACCCGATTCTTTGGCAACCTCCCATATCTGATTTCCGTATATGACTTTCAAAGCAAAAAAAGAATTCATGGCATATTTAATAAGTTCTGCGGTAGTCGGATCGCAAGTTATTAATCTATCATCTTCCAAATCGAGTTTAAACTGAAAAAATCTTTTTAATTCTTCTTTTATAATAATATCCTGGCATCCGATAACCACAAACTCTGGATTCTTTTCATCTTCAATTGCTGTTGCTTCCGATAGAAACTCAGGAATATGAGCTATGGTTAATTTATATTCGTTAGCTAACCTAACTGTAGTTCCTGGAAGAATCGTTGATCTTATTATTACTACTGATTCTGGATTCGACCTATCACTAATTTTTTTCAACCAACTTTCAATAGCAGATAAATCCTGTTTACCATCTTTAGTTGGAGTGGGAACACATAACATAAAATATTTGTAATCATCTAAATATCCTGAATATTTATCAGAAGGTGCAGAAGTATAATTTTCAATTCCCAGAGAAAAACGGCTGGCTTTACCCACCATTCCATCACCTATTAAAAGTATGTTTCTTGATATCATTTTTTATCAGGAGAAAAAAATAAAGGTTCAAGCTCGTTACGAAAAATCCATATTGGGTTTCTATATTTCCTCAGTCTTTTCTGTTGAGCCAGAACCATATTGTTTTCCAATTCATATTTAATCCTCATAGCACAATCATGGAAAAATCCATGTTCATTACCGTAAGTTGTAGTTACTTCCCCATCCAATCCATCAAATCCTATACCTGAAGAAAACTGTTTATAAATCGCATTTTTTCCGTATATATCCCGAAAGGGAGCAAAATCATGATTTAATACTAATAAGTTACCAAGAAGAGCTGCTTCCTGAGCTACCAAAGAATATGTTTCACTTTTAGAAGGCAGGATAAAAACATTGGTTAATTCCATCAAATCGTGGACTGATTTACTGGGAATACTGACATTCCATGAAGGATGGTATTGAGAAGTAAAAGTTAAATCATGATCATTCAATCCCCAATCTATAGCCATTTTTATGAGATCATTACGATAAGTTACCTTATCCCCACCAGTTGAATGGAAATCGGCAATTATCACCCTTACCATATAATCCAGCTTTTTTAGTTCAGCAAAGATTTTAATTACTACCTCAACCTGTTTTCCACGATCAAGCCTGACTGGGTAAACTTGCAAGGCATCAGCCTGAAGCATATTCTTTTCCATAACCAGTTGGGTTACTACCGCGTCCCATTTACAGAAACTGGGCATATTGGTAGCATGATGAACTACTTTTACTTCATCCTCCTCATAACCGAAGTTTCTGGCTACCCGCGGAATGGAATAGGAATTGGGAAAAATAACAAAACTATTGGGAAACTTCTGCTTTACCTGCTCAAAATAAGCATCACCCTGTTTCAATTCCTTGCCTAAAATGGAAGGTGAAGTAGCAGAATGAACCCAGTGAAGCCACTTGATTTTCTGCATGTGTTCATTTTCCTTAATGGCTTCCCGACAGGCAAAATTAATCTTCAAACTTTCTGGCTGGTAAATAAGGTCATGGGTTAAAACCACATCAACGTCTTTCAGGTTTTCAATTAATCTTTCTTTTAATTTTTCTACATCCTGCTTAAAATTTTTATCTTCCATCAATTCTGAAACGTAATTACTGGTATGAACATGGGGAATAAAGCGGAGTTCTACCTGGGGAAGTGCAAAAGTTTGTTCAGGACGGAAACCTTCTTTAACAATGACAACTGGATTATAACCTCCAGAAACTAACATCCTAATTTGATTTTGGACTACCCCTATAAGTGAGTACGCCTCATCCACAGAAGTGAAGCTGGAAAGTATACAAATTTTAAGCATTTATTAATTCCTTTCTTGATTTATTAATTATAAACACAATAACATATTTTTAACATTTTTTCAAGACTGAATTATACCCAGAGAAGTCATACCCGAAATGGTAACTACCGTAACAGGAGCATTTACCCACATTTTTTCCTTCTCTCCCGAATCAAGTCTGAATCCACCCAACTTGGAAGTAGATAAATAACATTCAATCTGACCTTGGTTTTTAAAAGTTACATATCTACCTGAAGAATTCAGAATATCATCAAAAAGATGAATAGGTTCAGTTGATATCATCATTTCAGCCACAACCAATTCATGATTAGTTACTTTCATAAATTCAACCAGATAAGTATGAAAATCCTTAAAGAAATTAAAATAGATATTTTTAAGATCAGTCCTTTTACCAACTACACTTTCAGTCGATTTATCAAAAAGATCATCATAAATATTAGATTGATTCATTTTAATTTCCTGTCCATACTTGGCCTTCAATGGCAAATGGTAACACAGGTAGTAAATAACATCTGCAATTCAAATGGGCAAGCGGACTAATATCCCCACTGGGAAAAGGATCTCCAACTTTAATTGCTCCAGCTGTTTCATTAGCCAGACAAAGATCCTCCACGCGCTCATCTTCAGCCGTAACCCATCTATGCTTTTCAATACCATTTCTTTTAAATACTTCTACTTCAACCATATTCATGGCAGTCATAAGTTCAGTTTCAGTAATTATTCCTGATCTATAATCAATCATCTCCCTGGCTTCATCCTTAATTAAATTAGCAATCTGTTCAGCGTTCAGGTTTTTTTTCAATCCGTTTTCAATCATCTGGGCAACCCATTTTTTAGTAGTATCATCTACCGCTTCGGTAAAAAACTGGCTGCGTTGGGATAGCTTTAATTGCAATTCCAGATTATTCAAAGCAAACCTATGGTCAGGAACCATTTTATCAAGAGCAGCCTGACCACCCTGCTGACCAGCCCAATAAAGAAAACCCAAGATTCCAGCCTCACTACCGCTGATTACATCACTTAAATATAACCAGGTTAATCCTACTCCAACCAATATGTTTTGGTCTTTTAATTTATACAGGTGATCAATTATTTCCTGGATCTTATCAACTGTAGCTATATAATTTATCTGTTTATTTATTGCCTGATCAATTCTTCTCTGGAAATCCTGGGCTTTTTTGTTATTCAAAGCATTATGAAGTGCTATATTGGTTCCTGAAGAATAAAAATACTTTTCCAGCGACCTTTTAACCAGCAATAGTTTGGTTCTGGGAAGCAACCTGATCTGATCGACTAGAGATGATTGAATCAATTTCATCATATAAATTTATAACACTCAGAACATTTTTATGCTCTTCGGATATAAAAGGGGTAAATATTTTCTCAATATCCTCTTTAATTTTAGCTGACTGTAAATTTCTTTTGATAACCATCTGGGTTCTACTATCTATAATATCGCTTTTAAAATCCCTAAAATTCCTGTCAAATTTTAAGTCGTTAACAGCTGCTTTCCTCCAACGCCTCAACTCATCAATTATTTCAGTAGACGAAGCCGCTTTTGGCTTGGTATTAGCCATGGGTACATTAGGTGTAGCCATTGCCCCTTCACCGGCATCAGCTGATGCGGTAGCAGCTTGGGCTGGAGGTTTATAAGGCAAAATCGGCAGTTGACCCGCTTCCATCTGTTCAACCAAACTCTTAACAAACATCGGTCCTACTGGTGTCATAATAAACGGATCTTTAGCTCCTGTTGGTTTAAGATTTTCTCCCAATCTCCATTCATCAATTGCCATAAGTCCCGAATTAATCAGGTCTTTAACTACTTTAGCTTCCTCGGCCCGATTGGTAGGATTGATATTAGTCCAGTTGAATTCCAAATCCTCATAACCCATATCTTCCTGAATAAACCTGTCCATCAATTCTTTGACAAATGAAGCTGTAGGAAAAAGGCTTCTTTCCTTACCAGCTTCAAAAGAAGTCTCAGCAGTTGACCTGTTTGTTTCAAAATTAAAGCCGATTGCCGTTGGAGCAACGCCCATTACTGAACAAGTTGAAAGCAAAAGCCATTTCTCAAATCTCTCAAAAGTCATGTCAGAAGGCTTAATTACTGGATCATATTCCATACCTTCTGGCATAAACTTCAGTTTACGCTGAAATCTGGGATCGCCAGAAAGCATTGCATCCCAGGCATCCTGCCATGCTTTAAGCTGATCCCGCGAAGAAGCAATGTCACGCGGGACCTTCACAAAGCCCTCAGGAACATTATTTTCCGTGAGATACCCAAGATTATAAGCCTGTAATTTAAGTGCTGTTGTTATAGTAATAATTAAAGTTTCAACAGAAGACATACCAAAAGGATTATAAGTCCGTGGATTCATCATAGTATAAACCAAATCATCAGTCGTAAGCCTTGCTATTTCCTGAATACCTATTTTCTGGATATAAGCATCATTCGGAGCTTCTGGAACCGTACCATCTTTTTCCAAAATAAGTTCGATAGTTGCAGCATCTATCGGCAAATAACCAATCACATCACCCCGCCTGTTTCTTTTTCTATAAATAGCAATAGCATCAATAACCAACATATCTTCAAGAATCTGTTTTATCCAATTGGAAAAACTGACTTCTCTTTTACCTGTCGGGAATTTAAAAATCTTTTTAATTTCTTTTGATCTTGAAATATTATTTTCATTAGTAATAGTCTCATTATTTATTTCAATCGGGGTTACATTCCAGTCGAGTTGAGTTACTTGACTTTTTCTATATTCAATACAACTTCTTAATACAGGATAATTAGTAGCTAAATCCCGCAAAACGCTAAAAGTTATTCCCATCGGCATTACTTTGGGAATACCGCCAAAAGGGGAATTTAAAATATCTGGCCTAAACCTGACAATATCTTCAGCCCTTACTTTTTTGAATTCCTCATCAATTCTTTTTTTGACTGTTTTGTCAATCTCATCTTTACTGAAGTAATGAATTATATCCTTAAATGTTGGTATTCTTATATTAATAGCCATTAGAATATTCTTTGACCTTTCAATTTAATCCACCTAGAAATGCCATATAGGTTTGTAGAATCCAAATCACTGTTATTAACTTCATTATAAGACTCAAGAAGTGCTTGTGCAACTTCTTCTTTAAGAAGGGCTAATCTGTTGTAATTTGTAGCATGGCAATTTGAAACTAAAATACCATTAGCATAATATTCATGGCAATCTTTTACTGCGAGGTTCCATACCGACTCTTCTCCTCCATTTTCTTGCTTGGAAACGATGGTTACATTTGTCTGAACAGAATTTACCACCATTAATAGCCATAGTTTCAGCTTTTTTACCGCATTCAACACAAATATATTTATGGGGTTTTTGTAAAACAATAGATTTGTAAGCATGTTGGCTATGCCATTTTTTTCCTTCTTCCGTTCGTCTCCATATATGTGATAATTTATTGATTTTGTGCATATGTTCTTTATTTTTTCTCCTCCGTTCGGGATCTTCAAAGGACTTTTTAGCATGTTCTGACTGATGTTCTGATCGTAAAACACATTCCAGATTGGAGATATCATTATTAAGGGGATTACCGTCTCTGTGATGGATTGCATGACCTTCTGGAATTTTTCCATAAACTGATTTCCATAATTCCTGATGGTATCTTTTACGCCCATTACTTCTTGTCGTACCATTTGAAGTAAAATAGACACGATCTGAACGATTTTTCGACTGAGGATATCTACGGTAAATAATATCTTGAAAAATAATACTTTCTGAAGATTGCATATTATTATTTTATCATTATAATTAACAGAATGCAACTCTACGAAACCTTTACCTTTAATCCAGATTTTATGATCAGGAGTTCCTATTAGTTTTCCCCCATTAGAAAAATTAACTTGTATTACTTTAGCTTTTTTCCGTGTCATTTTAGCCTCATAAACTTCTTTATATCCATTTCTGGTTAAAACCAAATCACCTACTTTAACTTTTTCTATGGGTAAAATACCTTGAAGAATCTGTATTTTTGTGCCTTTTATGAAGCAATAGTGGTCAGCTCCCCTCTCAATCCATCGAGCTTCAGACTGACCAGTTCGAGGGTTTACTTGAGTAACCCTAATGGGCGAGGTCATTTGTTGGTAGAATTCAGGTATGTATTGAGCATTAATGGGCAACTCAATCAACTGATTCTGTATTTCACTTACAAGATAATCCATAGAAATCGTTCTGTCAATATATACTTCATGAAGAGCATCGTTATATTCGTAATAATGCTGGATGTCAAACTTCCTAGTCGGATAATAAGCAGCAACTACCCTAGTCGGATATTTATCAATTAAATCCCTGACTTTTCGACTGTCTGGCTTTGCATCAATAATCATAAATTTAATCTTAAACCTATCCATTAAATATTCCAAAGAATCATGTGAACCGAAGAAATCTTTTACCGTACCTATAAAAATATATTTGTTTTTAAGTCCGTCTCTTTCACTAATTATGACATGAATAACTTCTCCCACATCAGCTCCAGCATATGTTCCAATGTCATGTTTTTCTTTCATCTCATAATGTTTTTTACAGGAATTAAGATCGGTTATAAGTAAAGCTTGACCTTGGGCTTCATAAGGTTCACCAAGAACCTGGTTATAAAACTGTTGCATAGCTGAAAATCCCTTAATTTTGGCATCCTCATACTGCTTAATCATTTCAGCTACACTATGGCGAGGATTATAAATACCATTTACCTTATAACCATGTATAGCTTTATTTTCTGGCTTTTGGGCAACCCAACGACCCATTTTTAAACGGTTAATCGGTTTCTTACAGGCTTTACAGACTGTAGTTTTTGTATCATAGTCAATGTTATAAAAAAAGTTTAATTCCTGTTCATGTTTACAATGGTCGCATTTTAGCATCCATATCCTCTGGTCGCTGTTATTATAAGCTTCGCTGATACCGATACCTGGATAAGTCGGGGTAGATGCTTCCCTGCGCCATTTCATTGTGGAATGCAATAGACGTTTATCTATGTAAGGTACATGTTCCTGCATAAACCTATCTCTCTCATCTAAAATTATGCAGTCTGCATCCACAGAAATAATTTGTTGCTGGTTTTGGGAACCGCGAAGATAAAGAAAGGCATCACCAATCTGTTTTAAACCGACTTTCCTGATTTTCACATCCTCTTCAATATTCTTCTGCTTCTTTTGAGCCATAGTCAAAACACCAGTAATACGGGACAAATACTCAGAGAAACTAAAGACTGGTTCCAAACGCGCTTGAACAAAATCATTTAACTGAGAGGATGTCGGGAAAACATAAAGAACATTTTTCTTCAATCTGTCGCAAATCCAAACTGCTTCAGAAATAAGTCTTTCTGAAAGACCATGTTGAGCTGACTTTTGATAAACTATATCTGGATACTGATCCAGATAAATATCTATAAGAAGTTTATGTTCTTCAAAATCTAGAGGTTCACCACGGGAATTAAGCCAAACAGCTTTTACCCAAGTAGTATAATTATTAAGCTCCTTGTTGAGCTTCTGTCGCGCCTTGTCCTTCAGAAGATTTTCCAGCTCCACCTGCTCTTGCTCGTTTAAGTTCGGCAATAAGTCTAAGAGTTCCTGAGTAATCGAGTCCATCTATTAGTTCATCAAGCCTGGTTTTTGGAAGTTTAATATTAACAGTTGTTGATGAACCTTTCTCACCTCCCCCCTTAATTTCATTGGCAAATTTAATAGCATTTCTTTCCTGTTCTACACCAGTTACCCATAATTTTCTGGCATCCTCACTTGTTTCTGGAACTAATTTTTCCAATCCCTGTTTACCTTTTTCCTGTAAGAATCTGGCATCATTAGCCTGTCTTTCCATTACCAGCTTTATGTTATTAGCCTCATCCTCCACTAAATCCTTGGTTGCTTTCTCCAGTGCCATTTTCTTAATCTTTGCTTTTTCATCCAACCAGCCTTTTGCATGAAGTTTTAGATCGGAATTATTAGTACTCATCCCTTTATAACGGTAAAAATCAGCCAGAGTTAACCACGGCCCTTTTAAGAATTCTATTTTTAGGGCAATCCAATCGTATTTACGCGGATGTGAACCACCTCTATTCTTTTTTATTTTCTCCATCTATTTTAAGACTTTCCTGAATCTTTTGCTTCTGTTTCTCAGGATCATAAGTCTTTCTTTCCTCTTCCAGTTCCTGATAAACCTTAGTAAACAATTCATCCCACTGTTGAATAATATTTTTCCATGAATATTGCTGTATCCAATTATAAGCTCTTTCAGTAATTACTTTAGCCTTATCAGGATTATCATAAATCCAGATAAGTTTTTTTACCCCATCGTCAACATTAGTTATAGGTCTTATCCTCTCATAATCATCCCTACCATAAGTTACCCACTCAGATGTGGTTGAACCGTTTTTCATCGGTATTCCCCTAATTGTAGTACTTTTTTCCAATTCTCCCAAGTCCTCATAATTACTATCCTCCACTCAAAATATTTCCGTAATTGATGTATGATTAGGAGCCAAACTGATTGTTTTAGTTCCCATAGCTTCAGTTATCGGCAATCCCCAACCTTCACCATGACTAGTAGATATAACTACATCTGAAGCATTATAAATAAGATTTAAAGCTGAAACTGGAAATCCTATATTCTCAT